CTTGCCGGCTACACTCTTTACTGTCTGCAGGGCTGCGATAGCTTGCGCCGTGCGCTGGGGTGTCATGAACTTGGCTGCGCTGGTTCCGGCTTCGGCCTCAGCCTGCGTAGCTACGTCGACCGCGTGGGTGTGTGAAGTCGCGGTCACTCCATTGGTTGTGCTCGGAGTGAGCGTGCTTGGGGTCCCCAGGCTGAATGTCCGATCGACGGTCAGGTCTCCGCCCCCGGTCAAACCACTGCCGGCAGTCAGGGTGCGAGTAGTCGGGGCCTGCGCCACGTTGCTGACATTGCCAAGGCCGACGTCGCTGGGAGTGAGAGTCACTGCGCCAGTCTTGCCGGCTACGCTGGTAACCACATCAGTCGGCGTGAGCAACTCCTGCCAGTTGGCCAACGTGGATGCCGGTTCGGCCTTGAGGAGCGATATCGCCCACTTGGGCGGTCAGCGCTAGCATTGCGGCCTGAGTAGCAACCACGAAGGTATCGCTGATAGCCAGCGCCGGCAGCACAGCCGTGTCCAGCTTACCGTCGGCGCCGAGGACTGGCACGTTGCCGGAGCCGGTGCCCGCGTTCTTGCTGGCTGCCGATCCGGCATCGCTGATCTTGCTCAGCGTCAGAGTTGGAATGTCGGTTGCCGCCAGTGCCGCACCTGCAGTCACCCGGCCCTTAGCATCAACCGTAACCTTAGTGTAGGTGCCTGCCGTCGCGCCGGAGTTGGCTAGCGTGGCATTGATTGAGGCGTTGGCGCTGCCATCAAAGGAGGCGCTGCCCGTCAAGTCGCCGGCCACACTGAGCGTCCGGGCGGTGATCAACTTGGTCGCCGTTGCTGCATTGCCAGTAATGTCTGCCGGTAGCTTGCCGTTGCCGTCCAGCTTGAGCAGTCTGTTGGCTGCAGCAGCAGTGACCACGTCGCTGTTCGGGACAGCGCCCACATCGGGCGCCGCCAGAGTTCCCCATAACGCACTACCTGCGGTCGCGCCTGCTTTCAGCACCTTGCCGTTGTTGGTGGTGCCAGTGGCCGGCACATGCAGGTTACCGTCGCCGGTGGGGTGAGAATAGGCATTTGCGCCGGCCTCGATCCCATCGAGCTTGCTTTTGTCGGCAGCCGCCATGAATCCATTGACCGTCCCGGTTGCCGCGGCATGCTGCGTTCCGCCACCGCGAGCGCCGTGAACAGTATCGTCCATGGAAGCCCAGGCTGCGGTACCGCTGGCACTGTACTTCAGCACCTGGTTGGCTGCCCCGCCGGTTGGGACATGCTTGTTACCCGCGGTCGTCGGGTGAACATAGTTATTAGCGTTATCGGCTACGCCGTCCAATTTGCCTTTGTCCGCCGCCGCCATCAGGCCATCAGCAGCACCCGTGGCCACAGGAATGGGATCAACCCCTCCACTCAGATGCTCACTGGCATGCACGGGGTAAGGGTCGGCATTGATCAGCTCGATGTACTCCACCAGGATCTCGGTTCCCGCCTCTAGGCCTCCGGCGATCTCGAACGCGGTCGGACTGACCTCAATCAGTGCATCGTTCGGCTGTTTCTGACCGAACATGAACCACCAGAGCGAATTAGAGCTTGGCTTGTAGGTGCCTCTGGTCAGGGTGAACGTCGTCTGACCGGGACCGACCGTAAACTGCTCCTGCTTGATCATGAAGCTGGCGGGGTTGTCGTTGGCGTTCAGGGTTCCGTCAGGCAGCACGGTTAGGTTGGCGCCCACCTTGATGCCACCGAGCACGGACGAAGACGCGACCGGAAGATCCTGCCCGCCCATCTGCGTCCAAGTGTCAGCCGCAGTATCCCTCCAGATCTTCTTGGTGTCAGTCGCGAAGTACACCGAGCCGCTGCCGGTAGCTGCCGGTTTTCCGGACTCAAGGCCAGCGCGAATCTCCGGAGTACTGCCACCATTCTTCACCGGCGTGAAACCGAGCGCCGTGGTGACATTACCACTAGTGATCTCCCCGCGGATGGTAGCCGAGGACTTGTTCTCGGCGCTGCCCAGCCCGACATCGGCCTTGGTCGTACCGTGGGGGTTCGTCCCTGCCGGATGGGTATAGACCGTCTTCTCGACGCCATCTATCTTGATGTTCCCGTTCGCAGCTGACTGCTCTATCCTGTTGGCTCCCGTGGAGACGCCGCCGAGCTTAACCTTCTCTGCATTCGTATATGCCGCCTCAGTCGCGTCCAGGGTGGCCTTGTTGGCGTGAGCGTGGCGCTTAGAGATGGCATCGTTGGCCTCCACCGATAGGTTTTCGTCATCTATCTGGCTCGAGCTGCCGTTGATCAGCGTCACGATGCTTGCACCGGTCAGCACCTGGCCAAGGTCCAGCCAAGCAGAGCCGTTCCAGCCATAGAAGGTCTGGTCGGCGGTGCTGTAATAGATTAGCCCCGGCACTGGATTTGCCGGGGCCACCGCGAGGTTCTGAATCCGCGCGTTCAGTATCTCAAATCTACCCATGTCTAGGCTATCGGCAAAGATGCTTGGCATCGACTCATCCCCCTAGTTCAGAAAAGCTCGTCCAGAGAACCCCGCGCCAAAGGTCAGGCGCACCTCATTCTCCGAGATGTACTGCACACCACCAATGACGACAGTTCCTGCTGAATCGACCACAGTGATGCTCGGGTACCGGCCTAGGTTGTGCTCAATAGTCCAAAGCGTGGCCGGCACGGACTGATAGTGGACATAGGTGCTGGCCCCAGGTATTGACGCCTCCGTGATAAACCCTGCATCGTTCTCCAACTCACTGGTCCGCGTCGGCACGTCCGGGCGCTCCACTAACGGGGCATCGACTGCCTGGCGCACCCGGTCAACCAGCGTTGGCATGGCCGCACCGAACGTCACATCCAGGCGCGTTCCTCCCGGTTCGTAGACCTCCAGCACCTCGGCAACCCTCACGTCAAGCGTGACGCCCCAGCGACGGTTCTGCACCGTCACCACATCGCCCAGGTCCCAGTCCACCAGGTAGGTGTAGGGCCCCTGAGGCATAATCTCCGTTGCGAAGGACCTCAAGTGCTGCATCTCTTGTAGCTTCTGCTGGCCACGCTCGGTCAAATCGGCGGCCTCGGTCACATCCCTGGCGTCGATAAACGTCTCGATCCTATCCAGTCCGGCCTTGCTCTCTCCGACCTCAGCGATCGCCCGGTTGGCTCCCTCACCCTGGCCACCAACGTAAGCCTGGTTGCGGTAGCCCACATCACTGTCGGTGTAGACCTGTGAGCGAACGGCGTCGAAGTCCACGGAGAAGATGACCGGCGGTAGAGCAGTCTGGCCAGCCGTCATTATCCGCCCCTCCAGCACATCAAACACCCAACGCGAGGCACCCCAGTCAAGCCACACATTCCAGCCCAGTCCGGAAGCGTTGGAGATAGCTTGCAGCTCCTCGTCCAGCTGTTTATACCTGGTCTGGTAGGTTAACAGCTGGCCGCGCGCCTGGTCGGCTGCAATGGTCAACTGCTCAATGACTCGGGCTGAGTCCGCCGGTTCCGTGCAGTTGTTACGCACGTACCGCTTCATGATGGTCTCAGTAGCTTCCGTCAGTCGGTCATATGCTTCGCCGGCCGGTGGCACGGTAATCCGCCGCCCGAGAATTGCCGCCAGCGCCTTACCCGTAACCACCAGCTCTTCCGTACCGTCTTGTTGCAGCGCAATCTCCCTGTGAAGGATGATCCCGGCCTCATCCCTGAGCACTACCAGGTTGCCTTTCTGCAGCTGCTCGGCACCCTGCGCGCCAGGGCTCAGATGTAGCTCAAACTCACCTGGCCGATGCCAGCGCCGCGTCCATTGCAGGCTGCTGTAGTTGTCAATCTCGGCAAGCAGGGAGAACCCTGCATCTATGACCCGCAACGACTGAGAGCGCATGAGCTAGACCTCCTTCAGCCAGATATCACCGGCGGCCAACTCAGGAGGCTCCACCGGGCCGGTCATGACCCTGAGACCGAGTGTATTCTGCGCACTGTCGAACCACTGCTGCCAAGCAGCCTTAATGGTGTCCCACTCGCTGCCGATGCCACCCGCCTGAGTTGCCCACTCGCTGTCAATGCCCACGGCCTGGGCAGCCCAGGCCGCCTCGATCTGCGATAGAGCCTGGTTCCAAGAGTCCCACATCTCCTGCGCCGGAATGGAAATGAGCGATGACACCAGCCCGCACGCTTCGGTCAATCGCTCATCGGTAATCCTCTGTGCAGTTATGGACGCAGCGCTGTGGGTCACGTAGACCTGCGCCAGACCCAACTCCTTGACTGTCTCGCTATCCTCCAGCACCGGCACTGTCGGCGAGCTGGAGAACGTGCCTGCCTTCACGACCAGCCGAATCTCTCTGGCCACCTCATCAAACCGCAGCACAACGCGGTCAATGCGGTCCAGCATGCTGTCAGCCGGCTGCAACGCGAAGGCAAGGGCAGCGTCGTTGTGGTACATATAGCCCCGCACAAACGCGTACCCTGCGGCCACCTGCACCTGCAGTCCTTCTCCGGGGGTGACCCGGAGCCCGGCTTGGCCGCCCTCGATGTACAGCCCGTCGCCGAGGAACCGGGAGAAATACTCAGCGAACTCGCTAGCCAGGTACTCCCTAACATCGCCTTCCGCCGAGTTGAAGAACCTGTAATGTTCCATGCTACACCTCCTACACGCCGACGTACCGGTTGCGATAGCTGATGGTCACTGCCGCCGGCTCCAGCTGGTCATCGCTGGTGTACTCAATCACGTTGTCCCCCAGCTGGAGGCTCCAGAACGTGCTGCCCAGGTCAATCCAGTTGAACACATTATGGCCGTTGATCTCAACGCGCTTGGCCCCGAAGTCGGTGGTGATGACCAACACGTCGCCCGCCAGCAGCTCGCGGTGGACCTGTATGTACTCGCCGGTCACCTTGTTAGTCACCCTCGGGTTCGTCGCCGGGCCCTTGAACTCAATCCGGACCGGCGTCTCCACATCGCCACGGTTGACGATGTTAATGATCTTCGGCCCCTTGGTAGCGAACCGAGTGCCTAGCCGCAAAGGGAAGGTAAGGCCGCCCTGCCAGGTGACGATCTCCTCGCTTTCGGTATAGGCGTCCAGCCAGAACGGCGAAGGGCAGAACAGGCTGAGCAGAGCGCGCTGCATTGTATCCCCATGCACAGTGTCTGGAGGGAACACGGGCGCCAACTCTGGCACGGCCTCTATCTCTCGCACCTGGTCGGCATACTGATAACGCAATACACCCGGGCCGAGCTTAGGGCTCAGCACCTGTGTCAGGGTGCGGCGGTGCCGGAATGTCTCGATATCGTCAACACCCAGTACCCAGACCTCCAGCGTCAGGAGACGCGGTTCCAGCAGGGTAGTGATAAGCGTCACGCCGTCCTGGCGGGGTGCTTTCTGGGTCTGGATATCGGCTGGTACTGCTCCAGCACCATCGGTCTTGGTCAGGATATAGGGGGCAGCATCGCCGAGCACGACTGACTGCCCTCGCTTGTTGGTGTAGGTCATCTGCTCCATGCTATAGCCCCCATTCCATGGCCAAATGCTGTGATGCCTGCTTAGTCTTTCGCGCCACTTCAGATGGCGTTAACGGCGTTGGGCTGTTGATGGTGATATGCTGCGTGACTCCGCCAGATGTGGCCGCCATGCGCTCGCTCTGCTGGTTGGTGTAAACCTTCGACCCTCGAGGCAGTTCAATCAACTCTGGTCCCTGTTCCCCGACCCATGTCAGGCCGCCGCGCCAGTAGTTGGTGCCGAGGGCGTTGCCAGCAATGTCGCCAGGCAGGGTGCCTTGCTGGTACCAGTAAGCCGATTGGGCCTCCTGACTCTCCCGGGCAAGGTCCATGGCTGCCTTCGCTCTATTCGCCGCACGCTCGTAGGCTTCGGCGCTTGCCTTAAGGTCCTCATAGTGCTGGGTGACAGCAGTCTTCTCGTCAGCTAAGCGGTCGGTTAGGGCCTTATACATGCGCTCTTCATGCTCAAGCTTGGCTGCATACTCCGAAGCAACCTTCTCTTGTTTCAGCGCAATGGCCTCTTCCAGGCTCGCCAGTTCCTTGTCCAGTCCTGCCTTGGCCAGCTCGTGCTTGGCGTTCTCGATGCGCTCCTTCTCCGCGCGCTCTTCTTCCAGCTTGATCAACTTTTCGGTTAGAGCTTCCTGGATAGCAACCTTCTCTTCATCGATTCTGGCCAACGCCTCATCAAGCTTCGCGGTTTCGACCCGCTTCTTCTCTTCCAGCTCAGCGTTGAGGCTCTCCTTGATTAGGCGCTTCTGTTCTTCAGATGCAGTCTTCACCTGAGCAATCTGCTCGCGGAGCGCTTCCTTCTGGGCGTCTCGCCGATCCAGGAGGGCACGGCGCTCGATGTCGTAAAGCAGGTCCTGTAGGTCCTGCTGCAGTTCAGTCTTGCGCTCTGCGTCTTGCTCATTAGCGATCTGAGACTCGAGCAACGCAACCTTCTCCCGGTCGCGGCGTTCTCGCTCAGCCTTGTCCTCAGCCTTGGTTAGCTCGTCGATACCGTCAATCTGGTCTTCCAAGGCCTTGATCTGGGCCTGTGTCTCGGCATCCAAGGCCGCCAGGGCCTCATCCTCCAGTTGCTTGATTCGCTCTTTGTGCAGTTCTCGGGCTTTATCGGCCTGCTCTTCCAGGAGATCAATGGCGTTCCGCGCTTCCTCGCGGGCCAGGTCCATCTTGCTATTGCTTGCTTCCTTGTAAACGCCATACTCATCTCGCAGCTGCTGGATAACGGCATCATGCTCGCGCTTCAGAAGGTCCAGCCGATCTTGCGAGCCCTGCTTTAGGGTCTCAGTCTCCTTCTGGATTGTCTCCTTAGCGGCCTGGTACTCCTTGTCCAATAGGGCCTTGCGCTTCTCGAAGGCAGTGTTGGCAGCCTCAATCTTGGCATCCACCGCACCGAATGCGAGCTGCTTTTCCTGCTCGTAGCCCTCTTGGATCTTCCCGAGCTCGGCGTTCGTCATGTCCTCCATGGCCTGCTTGGCCTTGTTGCGAGCGGAAACAAACGCGGCTCCGAGCAAGGCGAGCGCACCGATGACCGCTACAATCGGGTGAGCGGCCAACCAGGTGAGCGCAGTACTCGCCCCCTTGATTCCTGACTGGAACAGCCTTATTGGGTTCAGGGTAGCGCCCAAACCGCGAGACAGAGCTGCACTGGCTGTGGCGTTTGCTGTAGCCGCAGCTGTGCTGGCTGTCGTAGCTGCCGTCGCGGCTGCAGATGCAGCCCTGTAAGTGCCTAGCAGCTTGCTTATGGAGCCAATGCTGCTTGCCAAGCTGCCGCCTAGCTTGAGCGCTGGCGCCATGGACAAGGCTAGCAACCCCATTTTGACTATCGTCCTCTGAGCCTCAGGGTCCAGTTCCGAAAAGCGGTTGGTCATCTCGGTGATCCATTTTGCCGCATCTCGGATCATTGGGGTCAGTACCTCGCCGATCTGGATGCCTGCGGTTTCCAGGCTTCCCTTCATCTCCTCCAGAGAGCCCTTGAGATTGTCCTGCATGGTCTTGGCCATCGCGTCGGCAGCGCCCTCGCTGTTCTCAAAGCTCTCTGTCAGGCGCGCCAACTCATCAGACCCCTGAGACATAAGCGCCAACATACCAGACATGGCCTCGGTGCCGAAGATGGTCGCCACGGCCTGCTGCCGTTGTTGTTCAGTGAGGTTACTGGTCCCCTGCTGCAGCTGCTCAATGACCTCTGCCAGTGGTCGCATTCTGCCCTCGGCGTCAAATGCGTTGATTCCCAGGGACCGCATCATCTTTCCGGCTTCATCCGTGGGGTTGGCCAGCCTGGTCAGCGATGCCCGCAAGGTTGTACCCGCCTGCTCGCCCTTGATGCCCGCATTGCTCATCAAGCCTATGGCTGCAGACACCTCTTCGATCGACAGACCCATTGCGCTGGCGATGGGGGCAACATACTTCATGGCATACCCCATGTCGATAATGCCGGCGTTGGTGTCGCCGGCGGCCCTGGCCAGTACATCCGCCACATGTCCCGCTTGGCCTGCTGCCAGGCCGAAACCGCGCAGAGCTGCTGAAGCTATATCCGATGCCTCTGCAATATCCACTCCGCCGGCAGCAGCTAGGTCGAGCATTCCGGGCATGGCAGCCATGATCTCCTCGACTGCGAAGCCTGCGGACGCCAGATTCTCCATTCCGGCCGCCGCTTCTTTCGCCGAAAATGCCGTCTTGGCCCCTAGCTCCAGCGCCTGATCCTCCAGTTGCTCAAGAGCATCGCCAGTGGCCCCTGAGATAGCAGACACGCGAGACATTCCGGCTTCGAAGTCCATGCTGACCTTTGTCGCCGCCGTGGCGACCCCTAGCAGGGGTAGGGTGACACGAGTAAACATGGATTGACCAATGTCCTGCATGCGCTTGCCCGTTTCCTGCAGCCTACTACCGAAGCTGAAGTTCCCCAGTTCTTTGTTCAGCTCGGCGTGCTGGATCGTCAGGTCGAGCAGCTGATTCTCGAGAAGCTTTGCTTCGTCGGAGGCCGAGCCATATTTGTCGCGGGAGGCCTGCAGTTCAGTATTGGTTTCCTCAATCGCTTTCTCCAGTAAGCCCATCTTCTGCTTGATTGAGTCAACCTGCACTGCTTTGCCCTGCATCGCCTTTGTGGCACTATGGGTTGTCAGCTCCCAGAGCTTCATCTGCTTGTCCACCAGGCCGAGGGATTGCTCCATCTTCTTGGAGTTGGCGGCCACCGTCTGCTCGAAGGTCTGCATCTGCCGCTCGGCTTTCTGAATCGCCGTATCGTATTGGCTGGCATTCAGGGTTAACTCGGCGACTACCGACCCTGCTTCGACTGGCATCTATCTCACCTGCCCCTCTGTCCCTGGATGAACTGGATGAACTCATGATTGCCCTGCTTTTTGTCGCTGTGCCAGCGGATCCGCTTCCAGTCCACTTGGCCTCTGTTGTCCATGGCTTCAGAGAGCAGAAAAAAGGCCACCTCGTCGAAACAGTAGGCGGCGTAGTCCTCTAACCCAAGCAGGCTACTTGGCCGGCAGTTGTACTCCCTCGCCATGCCCACCAACTGGGCCATCTTCTTTGTCTGGACGAAAGGAGGACATCTTCTGCGCATCCCCCATTGCCCAGTTGAAAATCGCAAGCATCTGCTCGTCTGTCATGATGTCTTTGAACTCCTCGTAAGTAGGAGAAACCAGACAGGCCAAGCAATAGAGCTCGTAGAACTGGAGTACATCCTTCGTAGCTACCTCGCCCTTAGCTGTACCGCCGCTCACCATGCGAGTGGCAATACCCATCAAGGGGTTAGGGATTTTCCCCTGCATCATCATTGTCATCAACCGAGGCTTTTGCACTTGCACCTTGACCGTCTCGTCCGGTGAATAGCCCGGAATCTCAATGGTCTGGATAGCTCTTGCTCGAAGTTCCTCAATGTTCATACTTTCCCTCCTGTCCAACTAAGAAGAGTCAGAGCCCCCGGCACTAGGCCGGGAGCGCCTCCAGGTAAGAAATCTCGACAGGGCTCTCTCCAGATGCTGGACGGCTCTGGGAACGCAGTTCCTCGGTGAAGAACTGGCCATCCTGCAGACTAAAATTGACGGGGCGCCCCTTACAGTGCTTGAAGGCAAAGCAGACATACCCGTTTGTGTCACCATTGGTGTCCTTCTCTTCGGTGTAGATCTGCAGGGTGAACGGCGTACGCTCCACGGGAGTACCAATCACGGGAGCAGTATACTTCTTGGCGGTGCCATCCCAGGCGCCGCCGTCTACCAGCGCCAGGATCTCCGGCAACATGACAACGCTAGTCAGGGTTACGTTGTAGCCCATGACGATGTCCTCGGTGTTGTTCTGAGCCTTGATCACGTTCTTGACCCTCAGCGCCTGCTGCTGACCCTCGCTAACGTGGGCCTCGACGTTGGCCTGGCTGGCCACGTCGGTGAGTCGGTGAGAGACAGGCACCGCTTCTTCGGTGGTAATCTCAACGCGGGCAATGTTCGCCAATGCGAACTGCTGAACCTCAGGCATTCACTTATCCCTCCAATCTCTTCATCACCTGGTATACCAGGCTAGTAGTGTAGGCTTCTACCTCATCATCAACAATCACCGGTGTTTCGGTACCGGTCCAACGCAGCGCCGGCAGCTCACGCATGGCCGCCTTAACGGCCTGAACATACGGCTCGACCGCGACATAGCTGGAGACCGGCACGAACAGAATCAAGTCGATGGTGCGAAACCCAACCGCCCGGGCATTGAAATAAGCGCTCTGCGTCTGCTCTTTGATGACGCAATAGCGCTCCGTACATTCGCCCTGGTGCTTCCCCGGTGGGTAGGGGTTCAGCCCCAGTTCCATTAGTTTGGCGTAGATTGCCTGCCACATCAGTCACTCACCAACTTCTGATAGCCCTTCAGGATCTCCGTCGTGTACTTGGCGATCGTTGGCTGCAGGGTGGCATAACGCTTTTCATGGGCCAACTCCAGATAGACTGAGTAATCCATGCCGCCAGACAGCCGAATCACCAGGTTGCCTTCCCGCCAGACGGCATCGCCGGTTATGCTCCCTCTGGCATTACCTGTGCGATCATCCCAGTGAGCGCCGGTCGGCTGCTTCCGGTCCTTTGCGACTTCCTCCATTTTCTTGGCAGCCACATCAGCATACAATCCTAAGGCAGCCCTCTGTCGCCTAGAAGCCTCGCGCAGGCTGAACCCGGAGCTGTTGGTCTTGATCACCTAACCACCTCCAGCTCTGCCTGCCTGCATGCGCCCAGGTAGTCGATCGGGTCCAATACGCGCCAGGTGCGCCCACCGTGGGTAAACTGATCGCCATCGACCAAGTCCGCATCCCAGGCGGCCAACAGCTTGGTCGCTCTCTGTGCGTGATAGCCAATTGTCTGGCCGGCATCATTGACCGTCTCACGCACGGCTCGCCGGTTGTAGAGGGACACTACCTGGGCGGGCAGAGTGACGTCCTCGGTAGTCGTACCGCCGAAACCGTCGTCATTCATCACCGTGCGCTTGATGACGATCTCCGCAGGGTTTACGGCGATCATCTTCTCAACGTAACGCCGGTAGTAGAGACTACTGCCCATCGGCGCGCACCACCGTTCCGCCACAGTTGCGCCGGTACCTGGATGCTAGGCCAAGGAAGTGGCGCCGAGGGCTCGGGATCGTCACATCGCCGAGCTTGATTTCCTCGATACCGGACTTGATCAGGCAGAGCTCACGCGCCAGGGCGTAGACGTCCACGGCGCTGCCTGCTGCATCGATGCGGGACTGCAGCTCCGCGTCGGTGAAATACCGGTAACTAGCCTCATCTATCAGCCGTTTCAGCTCATCAAGCATGTTCACTACACCTCACGCCTGCAGATTCACAAGTAGGACAGGGGGGAAGCCCCCCTGTCGTTACGCCACCTTGGCGATGAGAGTTGAGCCGATCTGCTCGAAGCTCGGAAGCACGATCTCGGATACGATGGTCTGGATGTTGACCGGATGAGGGTCCTTGATCGTGGTCACGGCAACGCCGGTATTCACGATCTGGACCTGCGCTTCCGTCGAACCGCTCATGAGATCGGATTCCTCCGGCGTGGTGCCATACCAGGTCCTGCCGAGGACGCCGTCTGGAATCAGCGTGAAAGTATCGTCCGGGAAGAACGCGGTCGGGACACCGTTGAGTGAGAACTTCTTGCTGTAGACAGCGACGGTCAGGCCGAGCTTGCTCAGCAGGTACTGCTGCAGGATGCTGTCCGTCATGATCAGGTTCTGCCCGCCGATCGGGTTAAGGTCCAGGCGGATGGACTTGTTCATGAGCAGATAGGCCCACGTCTTTCCGGAGCAAATGGCCCGGCTGGGCTTGATGCCGCTGTTGTCCTCGACGGTCTGCTGCCAAGCCTGGATGTCCTCAATCGGTCTCGCCGTCTCGGTTGCGCTCCACAACTCCGCTGGATCAGTAAGCTCGATCAAGTGCTCCGCGGGGAAGCGATAGTCATACTCGTAGTCAATGCGGTTGGCGCTGACGGCGATCTTGCCCGTAGAGAGCAGCTGCATGCGCATGCGTTCCACAGTAACCTCTGCACTCTCAATCAAGCCGGTGGCATCGTCATAGATGCGCTCAATTACCGGCAAGATGAAGTCAGCGTTAGCCGCTGCGGCAGCTTTGTTCAGTTCCTGCCGGTCCTTCTCGCCGATACGCATTGCCTCGCGGAAGAACGGCATTTCGGTCTCGATCGCCTTCAGGCCGATCCGGTCGCGCAGGGTGGCCGTCGCGTCAAACGCGCTGGGGACCAGCATTGCCGGCAGGCCATTACCGCCTCTGATCCACTTCAGGTCCAGACCAAGCTGTTTCCTGGCCGGCATGAGCGTAGCCCCCAGGTAAGGGACGCGCGAATCCACGGTGTTCGTCCAGTAGGCGGCGATCTCCTTGGCGTTTACCATGTCAAAGATGTTAGGCATTATCTCATCTCCTCCTTCGATTTCCCGGGTGTCTTCTCAGTCCAGGTTACTTGAGAAACATCACAAGCTTCAGATCGACGGACGCATCTGGTGCCTTGGGCAGCTTGTTCAGATCGATGAACCCGAACACGACCATAGATCCGGGAGCCGCACCATGGGTGACATCGACGTCCCAGAGCAGCACGCCCTCGGCCTCGGCTCCACTCACCGCATCGTTCTTCTCAGTGACCATCGCGTCCGGGTTGAGGAGCACGCCTCCGCCCACGATAGTGCCGGCCGAGACGATCTTCTTGCCATCCGCATCAGCGATAATCCCTGCGTCACTGACCATCACGGGGATGGCTGTAAACGGCTGTGCGAACTTCAGAATCTCCTTACGGTTGGTGAAGGTGGTTTCAGTGAACTTCATCAGTCATCTCTCCTTCCGCTATTTGAAATACAGTTCTTGGCCCTTGCCCGCACTCTGCGCCTGAGTCTTGCGCTGTTCAGCGAGCTTCTGACCGATGCTGAGCTTGTCGTCGCCAGACTTCCCGCGGGCAGGATTCCCGGGGCTTCCACCAGTTCCGCCCGGGTTCTTGTCGGCTTCCTTGAACAAATAGGGCTTGTCTTTCTTCAGCGCATCCAGTTGTTCCGACAGGCCGGTGACGCTGCCGTCTTCGCCAACTGTCACAGCATCCTGCTTGATATGCGGAAGGATGTCCGCGATGTCGTTCGGACCGGCCTCCAGCGCCTTCAGCTTGATTGCGTTAGCCTTCCTGGTGACGGCCAGCTCCTTCTCCTTGTCGGCGATCTGGGTCTTCAGCTGCTCGATGGTGGTTGTGGCCCCCTCGTTGTCTTTGAGCTGCTTCTGCAGTGACCCAAGCTGGGTGTTGAGCTCGTCCACCTGGCTCTTGTACTGCTTCTTCTCATCGTTGACGCCGTCGAACTTTTCCTTCGGGATCCACGACCCGTCTGAGACGATAGCCACCCGGTGCTTGTCACCGAGCTTCTCCAGCAGCTGCTTATGCAGGTCAGCGCCCAACAGTTCTTCCAGTGTCATATGGCAACGACTCCTCTCAATTTCCCTCTAGCCTTTTATGCTGGTCGGCTCCAGCTCTGTGGTCTTTGCATTTAGGCCCCGCAAATACTAACCCAGGGCGGGCATGCAAAAGGCCCAGCGTCGCCGCTAGGCCCTAAACATCTGGGGATTGTCCCTGATTACCTGGTGCAGGCTCTTCGCAAGTTCATCAACCACAAGTTCCTCATTCTCCAGATCCAGGCCTCGCTCGTGGACGATCCCGTGGAACAGCTCATGCAGGAACGCCAACTCGCTAGTCTGTCGGTCGCCCAGCGCGTGGTTTACCCGGATTGCGTGGTTGTTAAAGTCAATGACGCCGTAACACGCCTGATTGTTGTTGAGTAGAGCAGTGTTGACAAGCTCTACTGCATAGTCGCAAGAGCCAATTCTAACCGTTTCCGGTATGTCCAAGCTCTCTCCTCCCTCTGACCGATGGGAAAGCACCCCTTCGGGTGCCTCAGCCCTCTATTCGCTCTCGCAACTCGCGCATGGCCGCGCTGGTCTCTTTCTTCAGACGCTCCATTTGCCTGAGCAGCCTTTCCGCCTGCTTCTGGTCCTTGAGTGCCACCGCAGTCTTGTACTTCTCCTGCAGCCTTCGCGTCTTGAACTGGTTTGTGCGGATGCCGTCATCCATGTAGTAAGCCGTGTACTCGACACCACACTCAGGGCAGACGAAGAACGCTCGCTCCACCCCTTCGGGCAGTTGCGAAACCTGCACCTGAAGCTCGAACGCTGCGCCGCAGTTATCGCAGTTGACCTTTGACAATTCTGCATCCCTCCCTAAGCGCTCCTGGCCGCGAAATGGTCGCCATACTGCTTGTACCATTCATCCAGCACCGGGTTGTCTCCTCCATGCATCCAGGCCCTGAGCTCGTCAGCGATAGAGTCCAGGCTCTTTGACACCACTGGCATCGTCGTGCAAAGACACATGGGGTGCGACAGTGGGACCTCGCCCTTTGGGTAGTTACCGACTCCAAGCCCGTAATCGTTCTGCTCTGCGTAGTCATCGCACTCGTCGCGCCCCCAGAGCCTGACCTGGCGCTCGTAGTGCTGCTCAGACAAATGCCAGTGTATAGCATCCACGAACGGGTTACGCTCGGCGCTGCGGTACTGACTTTCGCGATAGGCGTGAGTGATGCTGGTCCGCGCTAGGCGCTGGGCGCTATAGTCTACTTGCTTGGTTCTCAGATTCGGATAGACCTTGCCCCAGCTCCATGGCCGCCTGGCCTCCGGCTTCAGAAACTGTTCCAGATCCTTGGCCAACGCGACCGCGCCCTTCTTCTCGACCAGCCCTCGCTTGATGATGTAACCAATGTCATTACCAAACGACCTGCTGGTCTTCCACACGCGTTCTGTCAGCCCTCGACCATCACGGTATAGGTCGCCTTTCAGAATGGCCTCCAGCACGTCGCGAGGTACAGCAGAGAACATCTCTGTGAAGTGCGGACCCAAGTCGATCGCCGCCTTATCCATCGCCAGGGCAAATAGCTGCAGGTCAAAGTTACTAGCCACATCGCCGGCTGCCTGGATACCCCCAGATATGCTCGTGCGCAATCGCTTGGCCAGCTCACGCTGGGCCGGACGCAGCCCCTTCTCCAGGTAATCGTCAAGCCAACGCTTGGTGAGTGTTTCGTCCTTTGCGGCAGCTGCTCGTGCAGCCAACTCGTCGATAGCACCTTCATAGATGCGTAGTACTTCGCTCTGCTGCTCCAGGGTCAGCTGCAGTAGCTTTTTTCGGCCCTCCTTGATCAGTTGGGCGCAGAGACTGCTCATTCTTCGTCACCGGTACCTGCGGCGTTTAGCTCGCCCTCAACAGCCCTAGTGAAGTCGTCCTTGAGCATTTGCTGCTCCGCTTGGATCTGCTCCAGCTCGGCATCCGGATCCTCAGCCTCAGACCATTGCTTGATGTATGACTTGCGGCTGCGCACCTGGGCGCCCACTTCCTCCATGGCCACGCGTCTCTGATCGTCCTCATCCTCCTGGATGGGGTAATAGTGCTCGATCTGCAACGTGGTTTCATACCGGGCTATCTGGCGCGCTCCGTAGAGGTTATAGACGTCAACCATTCGGAAAATGTAGTCTGCCATCTGCTCCAGCGCCGGACCCCACTCTGTCCAGTCCTCTTCGCACGCGCTGATCAGGCCCCAGTAAAGGGCTTTCATGGACTTGCCGGACTGCATCAGGCCTTTCAACTGCTCTAGGGAGACGTTCGGGACCTCCATCAGCTCATGCATGTCATTCTTGACCCGACTGACCGTGTCCTGGAATTTCTCGCTGTAGCTGAAATGCGACTCGACGCGCTCCATTTTGGCCTGCTGGCCCTCTGCGACTGGGTCGGTTTGAAGATCCACCATGGCCCCCGGAGCAATCTTGATTCCCTTGACGCTTTCTTCCGTGGCATCGGTAACAACATTCTGCCCGAACATCTGGAACTTCAGGGCATCGGTATCGTCGCTGTTCAAGCGGTTGTAACTGTCCTGGAGTGACCAGAGCAACTCCACGTCCGACTTGCCCTCAGTCTCCCCCGTCAGACCGCCGTTCTGCACGATAATCACTGGTATGAAGTCCAGCCCGGTGTCGTGGTCCTCGTAATCGGTGCTGACCAGCGTCGCGCTGCCATCGTAGGTTGCTTCACTGAGCAGACACTTGCCAGCAGACATCTCCCATGTCTGCTTCTTGATGCGTTGCTCTCGCGGGTCCCTCTTGTCATTGATGGCGAAAACAAGGATGACTTTCTCCAGCGTGTCCACGTCGTCCTCGCCAAACTGCGCGAAGAATTCCTGCGCGGGGCAGAAGATGATTTTCAGCCCCTGCTCACGGTCCGCCCAGAGCTTAATGGCGATGCATCCGCCGATGGAACAATCCTTCTTGGCCTTTAGCAGCTTGGAGTGAAACTTGTTCGCCTTCAGGATGAACTCCAGCAAGTCCTCTTTGGCAGCCGCCTGATCCTGGAACTCGGTGCTGCCCTTCGCGTCCACCTTCAAGGGGCGGATATCAAAATACGGGGCCTTGCCGAACATGAACCGCGCCCGGGTGTTAATCAGCTTCTGTATCAGGTTGGTGATGCGTTGGGTCGGCGTGTAGTCCAGGCTCATGGCTACTTCCCACGTCTGGTCGCCATCATAGATGGCGTACCACCGGTTGATCTGTTGGACCCTGGCCAGGTAGTTCCCGTACACACCTGCCAGCTCAGCTGCCAATAGCTGATTGTAATTGATCATGGCTATCTCGCCCCCTTCCCGCCGACCGACTGCCTGCCGCGCTGGTGCAACCAGGTGTCGGTGTAGATTGCGTACCGATTCCGATCGCAGGTGTGGTCGAACTGTTTGACCGGCTCATCCAAGCCCCGCTCTGCTGCCTTCTCGTCCCAGACGTAGGAGTAGAACTCGCGGACGGAGTCCTGACAACTCGGATCCATCGTGAGGAGTCCTTCATTTAAGTGCGTGGCCAGCACCCTAATGCCGTCCAACACTTCATTGCGGGCCTTAATCACCCTGTGGCCATCCTTGCGCAGCTGCGCGATGAAGGAAGCTGCCGACGGGTCAACTATCACGTGCTCGATTTGTTCGCCGCCCAGCCACTCGGTAAGGTCCGAGCTGTACTCGGCATCGGTCTTCTGTCGGCCACGGGCTCGGCCATCCCAGAAGTACTCCTTGCGGACGTGGTGCCGCCGGCCTTGGTCATGGACTCCATAGAGTGCAAACGTGCATGGGTTCTGGGTACCATAGTCCACCGCGACAAACTGGCGCTCGAATGGACCATCGAACCGGCGCACGTGGCGCTCTTCGGAGAACATGTCGTAGATGATGCCCTCAGCCATCACCCAGAGCCCAAGAATGTACCGTTTGAAGAAGACGCCCGAGTACATGCGATGGTACCGCTGCTTGACCCGATCAGAGAGGGTCAGGTTGTCGTCCATTGTGAAGTGCAGGTGCAGCGCGTTCTTCTCGGTCAACTGATCCAGCCACTTGAGCTTGAACCAGTGATATGGTCCTTCTGGGTTGCAGTTGAACCAGAGCTTGCTGCCTTCAACTGAGCAGCGAGCTGTCGCCTGGTTGACGAACGACTCGGGCATCAACGCTACCTCGTCGAAGAACATACCAGCGAGCGTAATACCTTGGATCAGGTCCTGGCTGCGCTCGTCCTTACCACCGAACAGGTAGAAGTCGTTGCTTCGGCCATTGACGCTGATGGTGAGGTAGTTATCGGCCCGATGGTCACGCACTCGGTAGCCGCGACCGGTTAGCATCCGCTTCAATGGCTGGATCACA